GCTCAGGGCTTTAATCTTTCACCTGAAGTAGACAATAAATCTGTCTATAGACCCGAATTATTATTTGCTGCACTCGGGAAATATGGTGTTAGACCGAGACTCATGGCTGATGCAAGAGCATTGGAAATGGCTAAGGCCGTTACCATGAGGGTCTTTGGGGGCACAGGAGAGCTTGAGCCAATTATGGAGATTGATGAACTGAAGAAAGCTGTAAAGCAAGATAAGTCATCAGGAGCTCCAGAATTTCAGTCGAAGGGTGAAGCTTTTGAAGTTGATGTTAAACGAATGGAGAGAATTGCTATGGGTGTAAAGGCTCCGGATCCTTGCATAGGTTACCATCGAGTACAACATGGGAAAGATGGCCCTAAAACAAGATTAGTTTGGGGTTACCCTCTCTCTATGACGCTTCTTGAAGCAAAGTATGCCCGGCCTCTGATAGATTGGTTTCTGTCGATGAGGACGCCTATGGCGTTTGGACTACATCGTCATGAGCTTGCGGCACGTTTAGTGCGAATTGAAAATTCAAGTATGCGTTATTGTCTTGATTTTTCGAGTTATGATGCGACATTGCATCCTTCCTTGATTAGTTTCGCTTTTCAAGTTTTGCGAACGCATTTTCCTTCTACGGACAAGGAGTGGGAATCAATTGTTCATTATTTTATTCATACTCGGATTATTATGCCTGATGGTTACGTGTATAAGAAGGCTCAAGGTGTACCGAGCGGCTCGTACTTTACTCAGTTGATTGATAGTGTTTGCAATTTCTTAATATTGCAATATCTTTCTTTTCGGCTTGACGCACAACCCATCTTTGAGGACAAAGTGTTGGTTTTGGGAGATGACTCCATCTTCACAATGGCGACTTTTCACCCTCTACCTTTGGTGAGGAAAGTGTGTTCAGAATTAGGCATTAGTGTTAACGTTGAGAAATCAGTGATAGCACGAAAGGCGTCAGACTATTCTGAATTCCTTGGGCACGTATGGTCTAAGGGAGTCGTAAATCGCAAGTCTCAAGACATTGCGAAGAGAATGGCTTTTCCAGAAAAACCGTTGAAAATCGAACCAAGACTTAGGATTGTAACAAGGATTCTGGCTTATGGGTCAGATGCATTAAATGCACATTTAATCATCGCTAAGTGGTCAAGGTACAAAGGTCCTGATATCATGTCCATCTATTTTCGTGATGTATTGAATGAACCTATCTTAGGATGGAGAGAATTTCAACAATCGGATGATTCCAGAATTTTAAGCTTTCCAAAGACAGCGCTAGATCAAGCCTATATTGGTTTACTAGTTTAATTAAGGATCGTCCTGTGG